TGAAATTTGATGGAGTTCTGACCCGAAGAATCGTTTTGCATGATGAAATGGCATCCTGCATCCAGATTTCGGATGGTATTTTGCCATCCTTTTTCGGTTCGTCATTTTGCGGGAAAGCATAGACCTGGCGGTCTTGGGAAAATTGTGCGATGCACTTTCCGTTGCTTGCCCCGCGAGATGCTACCCATAAGACGCTACTCCAATCATCACCGAGCTTATCAGCAATAGCTAACAAGTCCCATTGCGACTCAAAGAAATAGACATTCTTGGAGTTTTGATCACCAAATACAAGTGGAACATTCTGAGTTCCCTTTGGCTCAAATCTCCATGCGCCGTTATCGCAACGGACGTGAGCACCGTCTCCAGATTTAAATGCCGGTTGATCTCCAGCTGCGCCAAGGATGTCATTGTCGCGAGCAGTCTTCATTATATTGAAAGATAAACTCCTCTGTTCCGCTAATGATCTCAGGAAGTCATCCGTTGCTGCCGCTTTGTATTTGCTCCAGTCGGATGTTGTCGGAGTGCTGGTCTTTATTTTGAAACGTGCAGGATCAGGACGATTGTTTTGAATCGGCATTCCTGCAAGTTCAGCGTAAGCCAACATGGCATCATGGTTGCTTTTGTTTTCGAGCTTGGCTAGGAAGTCGATCTCGTCTCCACCTTCGCCTGTGCCGTGGTCTTTCCAGCGCCACCGACCGTTGGCATTGTATATTCCGAAGGATGCGGTTTTTTCATCGCGGAATGGTGATTTTGCTTTTGATTTTGCGTGATCTCCTAGGCCAAGTTTTGCCATGAGTTCTGGCAATGGCAAGCGTTGCCGGGCTTCTTCGATGTTCATTTTAGCCCCCCGTCAAGATACCACCAACCTTGGTCGTCTTTGTGTAATTTACCCTGCATTGCCATGTGATCTAGCACATGGTCTGCTAGTTTCTTTGCTGCCTGCCAATAAGCAGGATGAGCGCCGTAAGGCAATAATTGCTGTGCTATGTCGAGCCTATCGATTGCGCCGCGTCTGTGCGATGAATTGAAGGCCCGAATGACATACTCTTCAAGAGCATGATCGGGAAGTTCCGTTTGCATAATGTAAAAAAATCCCTTCGTGCTTGTCGGATGAAAAATTGGCCCATGCAAAGGCTACGACGCGCACGAAGGGAAAATGGATTTTGTTGGTGTTTGGGTTGCATGAATGAAAGGCTTTTTCACGGCCTAGGTTTAAATATATTTACTTGACTCTGTTTGTCAAATAACGCTGCAAAGTCTCCTCGGCCTCATCTTCGATCCACCGCGTGGCCTGAGTAACAACCTCAACCCAAGTGCCGTCGATCTGGACTTCCCAGTCCCACCGATAGCAGTCGTCTTGGTGGTTTGGCCAACACCGGAGCGGATAGCCGCGCCATTGCGTTTTGTTATTCATCTTGTCCGGAGAGAAATTGGCGGAGCGCCTTGTTTTCTTTAATGAGTCGGTCGTTCTCTTCTGTGAGCGACTCGACGCGAATGTTTAATAACTCTACAAGCAATTCAAGATCAGCCATGTTTTCTTTAACTAGTCTTGCGAGATTTAACATCTTTGTGATGCCTTCGAACATAGTCTTCTATTCTTTCTAGGTGGGCTTCCGCGAGTGCTCTCCCCTCCGGCGAGTCGTCGTATGTATGTTGGTATACTGGCAGCGGATCGCCCCGTTCCAACCTAAGCCCAATAGGGCATTCATTCATACAAATACACAGCCGGAGAGAGAGAGTTCCATTCATTTCTTAAAACGGAATGTCGTCGGTTTCGTCGGCGGGTTGAGCAACGAAGCCGTTGCTTTTGGCGACAATGTGCTTGTCGGTTTTGGCCGCTGGCTTGCGCCGGTTGCCGAGCCACTTCGTTTTCTCGTCACCGAATAACCAGCGCTCGACGCAGTTGAATTGATGATCTGGGTTTGTCTGGCCTGCCTCGACTCCGATGAGACAAACACCCTTCTCTCCGATTAGGTCTTCGGCTTCGACCGTGACGTCTTCGCCTGGGATGACTGCGCGACCGATGCTGGACAACACTTGATCCACCTTCCACGCCGCCTTCGGGGTGAACGTGAGATGCTCCCACATTTTCGGCCCTTCCACGCCGCCTTCAAGGATGACGGCGACATCGAGCTTGATGGTAGGGTTTCCGGCTTGGGAAGTCTTCTCGACCGCCTTTATGATTTCCACTTCGTATGTCCCCGGCTCTACGAAGTAGATGGCCGCTTGTTTGGGTTCGCTTGCTTTGTATGTTGGCATATTTGTATTTTCTATTTTGTTTGTTGTTGGTCAGCGTTTTTTAGGATGCGCTGCCCCCTTTTGCCCCTGCTACCTACGGGACTGACCGATGTAGGTTGGCGAGGAAATTATTTAACTTTGGTCTGCCTTAGTTGTGTTGTTGGCGCTCCGGCCTTTATCGCCGTTGTATCCGGTTCAACGCCGTTATTGGCGCAAAACTCGATATAACTCTTTTCTGATAACTTACCGCCCATTGCGAGGATTAATGTCTCTTTGCTGATACCTTGTGCGGCCTTTGCGATAGCTTCAGCTTCCACAAACCTCCTGCCGCTTACGCTTGTGAGTTTCCATCCTGCCACCTCGTCACCGCTTTCAAGACGGGTTTTAAGGTGACCGAGCAAAGGCTCCGCGATCTCTTTTTCCGCCAGTTTCCACTCGCGGATAAATGCGCCGAGTGACTCCGGCGATGAAAGGATGCGATCTTTGATAGCCTCGATGCTGTTGCCAGTTGCTTCGGGAATGAGAGCGATAGCACTCTCAGCCTGTCTCACGATGGCGTGGCAATTGTTAAAATGCTTGCACCAGCTACAATACTCCGAAGGCGTCGGCTTCGCATCCGCGCTTGTTGCGCGGTCGATTGTGCGTTGCGTGCCTTGCTTGGCTTCCTCGTATGTGAAGTCATAACTACGAATCATCTTTTGATCGACGTAGATAACATGAGCCGTCCAAGACGTTTCAAAGTTATCTTCCATGCAAGCCAAGGCGTAGGCTTGCAACTGATTTCTGTAATCCCGAACCTGTCCTGTTTTTATGTCGGCGACCCATTTCTGCTCTTTGCAAACGGCGTCTGCTGTGCCGAGCTTGGATAGTCCAGGAACTGCCATTGCCAAGTATTCTTCGCGAGTCTCCACGAACGATCCTTTTGCAAGGCGCTTCAGTTCCTCGACTCCGTAGGCGATGGGACTAAAATCAAACCCGACGACATCCGCCATAGGCTCAAGTTCATTCCCTGCTATCAGGTTTCGGATCGCAAGATCGACAGCCGTTCCGCGCTCCGCTGCCGCACTCGTTCCGCTTGCGCCCTCGAAGAGAGCGCACTCGGCGAGTTTTGGAAGCGTGCTAGGTGATATTTCTTTACTCATTTTGTTTCAATTCCTTAAGGTATAAGTTCCGTTGCAAATAATAGGTAGTATTTGTCACAAGTTCGCCTTCCTCCATTCGACCGCCGTATTTACGAACTGATCGACGCGAAGCGCAACGCGCTCCAGGTATTCCGGAGCGCAGTCGCGCCAAGTCTGCTCGGATGTTAGGACGCCGCGAGCGAGCAGGAACTGGTTAACAGCGCCTTCGCGCTCTGCGAGCCGTGCCTGCCAGCCTACCATTTCGTTGGCGTCAACAATATGATCTGGCTGTTTAGTTGCAACAACTTCGAACAAGTGCGCGACCGATGCCCATTCTAGCGGGAGTTCTTCCGCAAGGCCGCTGCGCGTCTTGGCGTCATAGGCTGCCGAGTGCGTCGTTAGCAGGATACGCTCCTTGCCGCCGATGCCTTTTCCTTTGCCGGAGTCCGTTGTGCTTACCTTGGTCTTAAAACGCAAGAACCAAAGCTCGTCCGCAAACTCCTTGAGCAACGGCGCTGATTGTTTGCTTAGTTTCAACTCGTAGCGGTCATATGCTGCGAGCGCATCTGGAGCCTCAAAGCGCACGATTTTGCTGTGCGCGATCATTACCACGTTCTTTCCGGCGTCAATGAGTTGATCGACTGATGACAAGAACCGGCTCATTCTTTCCGCGACCATTACCCACCCCTTACCGAATCCGAAGTCCTCGATGCTGGTCTTCTTAGTCGAAGCGAGTAGGTCTTCAACGCATAGGCGCTCTGCCCAATCTGCGCTGTCGATAACGATGGTTTTGTAATCGGTCGCCTTAGCCTCGGCTAGAGCATCCGTGAGTTGTTTCCAGTTGCTGATCTCGCAGCGATCCACGTCCAGGTGGGACGTGCCTCCCTCGATGTCGAGAAATAGCGGCTTGGGGAATTTGGCCGCGAATGTTGATTTTCCTACGGACTCCACGCCGTATATTACTACGCGCTGGGCGCGTTGTTGTTTTCCTTTTGTTATTTTCATTTTCTATTTTCCTTTTTGTTGTGCTGCGTAAACGGCCACAGCTAGTGCCGCCCATGAATGGGATTTGATGCCGTATGTTGGCCCCGGCTGGGCTTTTGTTCCCTGCGGCCCGATGAGATCGAGCAAGGCTTGCCTGATATTGGCATCCTTGGCTCGCATCGTGCCGCAGAGAAAAAGTTTTATATCCTTCCGAAAGATCAGTTCCACGTCCACCCGTGCCACTTCGGCAAACCTGCCGATCCATACGCACGTTTCAAACACCGACTTACCTACCGCCATCCCGTAGGAGGCGATCATTTCGAGCGCACAAACGTCATATTCGCGGCCGATCAAGATTTGCCGCATCTCGTCGTTCGGAACATATCCGCTGTCTAGAATCTCGCCGCCTTTGTAGATTACGAATGCGGAATGTTCTGGCCCCGAATCAATAGCAAATATGGTTTTCATTTGAATGCTCGAAGGCGGATTGCGCTATCGTCAAAACCTAACGCCTCGCAGATTATTCTGAAAAGCTCACCTCTAAAAAATGTGCTTGCGCTGGTTCGATAAAAATCTTGGTCGCGTTGGCAGGAACTGGATTCAAATTCCTTTTCGCATCGGACATCCAAGTAGGCTTGCTCAATTATCCTACAAGCAATTTTTGTTACATATTCATCGGAGAGTTCCATTTGTTATTTTCTTTCGCGGCGATTTTGGCGGTTCATCCACCAACGGCGAGACTTTTCGGCCTCGCTGTGGGCTTTCATGTTGCCGAGGACGTAGCCACCGGCGAAGGCCGATGAGATACAGACCGCGAACAAGATTAAGAAGTTTAGAGGTTCCATATTAAATGTTGTAGAATTTTGCGCGGACTCCGGCGAGTGCCGTTTTTTCTTGATCGGCGGTTAGACCGACTTTGATGCCGCCGTCTTGATTTGGCCAAAGCTCGACTTTGGTGATGCTGGTCACATACCAATAAGAGCCGCCCCGAACAGCTCTTATCACGTTCGCGATCCTCTTGTATTTGTATGATTTTGCAACCGAGCCGCCGGATGTATATGTCATCTCTGCGCCAATTCTGGAGGATTTAGATATTCCAAACTCTGCGAGACGCTTCTCGCAAACCTCTGTCGCATTGAGAATGTCCATTGCCGAGGCGGTTGAGGCTGTCGCTTTGCCGTTTACTGCTTCAAGTGCATTTGAGAGTTCGCGGCCTTTAGTGTTGAGTGCAATTTTGATTTTCATTGTTTTCTATTTTTGGTTTGTATCGGCGGGGTCATCCCGTTCGATGTGCAAACCATCTTTCATCTCCGCAAAGATGAAAAGAAAATAATTCGCGAAGTGCGAAAATAATTCTTTAGAAAAGTCTTTACAAATGAGCGCAACCAATGCCAATGCGCCTCTGCGGGCTTTTTTATTTCGAGATCGGGCGGTATAAATTTACCTCGCGAGCGCCTTGGTTCGTCTGTATCGTTGCCTTTTTTGTTTCAAGCATCCCTTTCCCAATGGCAGTTTCCACTCGGCAAGAAATTGATGCGATGGTCAACTTTGACTCGTTCGCAATAGCGCGGATCGTTTTCCAGCCTTGCTTGGCGAGTTCCTTCTCGTTCTCAGCTTTTGTCGTTGAGTAGAAAGCATCCCACGCTTTGGTTACATCGGCAATAGCCACGGGTTGTTTTGTCTTCGTTCGCATAAGTTAATGTTTATTGAGTTGTCTTTGTAATAGCCGTAAGCGAAGCCTTGCGACCATCCGAATGTGGCGCGGCGGGTGCTCGCGTATTCCATATCAAACCGCGCAAGCATTCCGACGCAATAGCCCGACGGCCCGTCAAGCGTGCGTGCGCGTTCCCATCCGACGCGGTGAAGGTGAGCTAATACGCATTGCCCGTAGGTTTCTGCATGATCCCTTATAGCCTGCACGTTATACATATAACCGTGCAAAAATTTGGTTCCGCCTAGTTCGTAAAAGCTACGAATATGATATGGGTATAATTTCGCCTTTAGTTCCTTCGCTGTCTTTTCGATGGCTTGTATCGTGAGCGTTGCGGCGTGAGCCGCCAGAGCGTTAGGCGAAGATGCGAGCTTATAAAGCCTAGCTTCGTGGTTGCCGTATAAAATATGCTGTGGCCGGAGTTCGTGCAGGAAGTCGATGCCGGCTGAAAGATCGTCGCTGATGCTCGCCGCGCGGTCGCTTGAGTTCGGATCGGAAATTGCGCCAGAGCGGAAAGCGGCTAGGTCTAGGAAGTCGCCTAGATGGATAGTGGTCTGGGGGCGAAAGTGCTGTTGGAATTTTAAGACGGCCTTGCGTGCCTCTGGGTCTATTTGATCCCCGTGAGAGCACCCGACTGCCATCCATTTTTTCCATCCCTTCATTTTAGCTCTGGAATATTTCGTTCGCTACGTTGTTCCCATATCCAAGTGCGGACGGCTTCCATCGTGTCCTCGTCCATTTTCGCAAACGCTCCAGATTCGTGCTTGAGAGCGGATCGGAGTTCTTGGTCTATGTCATCCACCAATATCAGAATATCAAGCGCCTTGCAGGCCACCTCGTGCTCGTATCGCTCGGTCTCGTCGTATTCAAGTGTCATTTTCATGCTTCGTCCTCCTCTTCTTCTTCTTCCAAGTCTGGAAATAGAATGCTGAAAGAATCGCTCGCGAGTCCTTCCACGGCGTATTTGTTCCCAAATACAAACTCCCCGTGCATCGTTTCGCCGCCTTGCTCCCAGCTGACGATGGTCAAGCCGCAGTCGTAATGCTCGGACAGGATGCGCTTCGCTTCCGCGAGTGCTTCCGCACGCTCCGATTCAACCGTCGGTTGTCTCTTTTTTTTCAAGCGAGGATGTCTATTTTTTTAGATACTCTAGTGCGTAAAATTGCGAGCATTTCGCGTTCTGTCATTCCCTTCGCCCAATGCGGACGTAGCTGATAGTGCGGCTCGTCAACGAATTTCCAGTCTCCGCCCCATTCCATGCCTAGCGATTTTCCAAGCGTGCCAAGCTCGTGATAGAGCGGGTGTTCGCCGAAGTATTCTTTCCCCTTGAAGATGCCCACGTCGAACGCAATTCCAAAGTTATGATTTGAAAAGCCCGCTTTTGCACGGGTCACAATTTTAGTGTTTGGAATTGTGCGGCCTTTTGCGTAGAGCGCATCTTGCTCCATATACGAGCGAGTGCCGCTGATGATCTTCACGTCACAACCCACCCTTGCACAGATGACCTTTGCAACGCCTAGAAAGGCGCGTGCGGCCTTTTGAGCTTCGGGGTGGAGCGTTGCAAGCTGGATCTCGCTTCGTTCGTCGTAGGTCATTTTTTCAGCGATGGTATTTCTGGTAGCTCATAACAAAAAGTTCCGTAATCCGTTTTAACGCATACTGCCGGATTATTGAATCCAGCGCATGAAGTCAGAAACGCCATTCCAAGAAACGCAAATGAAAGAACGATCATCCAAAGCGCGATTTTCTTGGCGTTCATTTTTC